CTGTTCTCCGGCTCCGGCTACGGCTACGGCTACGGCGACGGCTCCGGCTACGGCTACGGCTCCGGCTACGGCTACGGCTCCGGCGACGGCTCCGGCTACGGCTACGGCTACGGCTCCGGCTCCGGCTCCGGCTACGGCTCCGGCGACGGCTCCGGCGACGGCGACGGCTCCGGCTACGGCTACGGCTACGGCTCCGGCTCCGGCTCCGGCGACGGCGACGGCTACGGCTACGGCTCCGGCGACGGCTCCGGCTACGGCTACGGCTACGGCTCCGGCTCCGGCTCCGGCTCCGGCGACGGCTCCGGCTACGGCGACGGCTCCGGCTAGAAAACCCGACCCCCCGCTCGCGCGGGAGGCCGCCCAGAAAGGAGGTGAGGCTATGAAGATGAACACGCTTGAGATGGAGTGGACAGATGAAGGTTGCAAGGCTAGGGCCTCCGGCTTCGACGGGGTATTACTCACCTGTCCACGATGTGGAGAGTTGCTTCCGAGAGATACGGAGCATCGTTGCGGTGCCGCAGTAGTCGCCACGAAAACACCAAGGACGAAGCGCTGAAAGAGGTCAGGGCATGGCCGAAGTAAAAGACAAAGCGGATGCGGAACTTAAAGCCGCGCTTGAGCAGCTCGCCAAACAGAGGCCCAAGGTCTACCCCTGCGAGGGCTGCGACGGGACCGGCTACATCCTCAACGGGCGCGCGTGCGGACGGATGCCGTGCCCCAAATGCAAGGGGACAGGGGGATACTGATATGCCGCTTCTCAATTTCAAACAGCAGTTCGTTGAACCCATCCAGAGCGGGCGCAAGCATCATACGATTCGCGCCACGCGCAAGGTTCCGGTCAAGCCTGGGGATTCTCTCTATCTCTACACCGGACTGCGCCATAAGGGTGCTTATCGCATCCTGCCGCAGCCGGTAACATGTAGCCGCGTTGAGTCGATCGAGATCAACGCCAAAACGACCGGGATGGTCACGCTATGCGGAGTCCCTCTCGACTACACCGAACGGGAGTGCCTAGCTGTGGCCGATGGCTTCCGCGACTGGGACGAGATGCTTGCGTTTTGGGAGGGTCGGCTTCCATTCACAGGGCAAATCATCCACTGGAAATCGCTGGCGGTGCGCCCATGAGACAAGCCAAACATATCCTGCTGATCGACTCATCTGAAAACAGGCGCGGGGCACGCTGTTTCACCCTGCGCGTGCGCGGCTTCAGGGTAACGTGTGCCAGTTGCCCCGAAGAGGCTGCACCGCTGCTCGCAGAGTTACAGTACGACCTGGTCATCGGCGTTTGGCCCATCGGCGCATCGTTCGCATCGCTCGCCCATCGCGCCTCGACACCGTCGCTGCTGATCTGCGAGAGGGTGACTGGCCCCCCACCTAACCTGGTCGTGGATGCCGTCCTGCTCGCGCCTCTGTGTACCTCGGCCCACATTCTCGAACGCGCCAAAGTGATGTGCGCTCGCAAGCGGGGGCCGCGCCCCAAGAAACTGCCTGCGATTGATACGCCGCAACTGAGAGAGGCGGCGATCGCGTGAACCCAGTCTCGCCAGTGATGCCCGGCTCGGCTCCCATCGAGATCGAGATCGGCGCGGGGCAGTCCGAATACATTCCGCTGCCGGCGGTCTATCTGAACGCTCCGTCGCTGCCTATGCTCACCCGCTGGCGGTTGACCGACGAGGAGCGGACGGCGATCGCGGCCGGCGCCGACATTGTCTTCACGCAACTGACGTTCGGCATGCCTTTCCAGCCGATTCATCTCCAGGTCACAATGCCGGATGAAACGCCGGTTCTGATCGAGCAGTAGGAATCTCAACCCGGCCCGGATGGGCAAACGGAAGAGAGGGCTGTAAGTGAAAATCACGATTGAATCCACGACAAAGCTAGTCACTATCGTCGATGACTCCGGATGTCATGCCGTCGCCGCCCGCGTTTGGGAAGGAGTTACGGAAAGCGGGATCCAGGTGCAATGCCTGATCGTTCGAATCGCAGCACCAATTGCCGGGGATCTGAGCCAGTTTGAAGCCGAGTTGCAGGAGCAGCGTGCACCGTCTGAAGCAGCGGTTGCGTTCTCTCTGCGCATGATCTTGTGACCGCACAGGCTCGCCCTCAAACCAACACCAACCCACGCGAAAGGATGAAATCAATGCAAGATCAAACCTTCTTCACCGGCACCAATCGCCGGGTGATTCTTGGCAGCCCAACCCTGCAGTCCACCAGCCGCCGCGTCTGCATTCCCATCCGCATGCCGCTCACCGGTGAGTCCTTCACCAACATGCCGGACTGGGTGGGCGAAGCATACGAAGCCGTGTCGAAGTACCTGACTGAAGCCAGTCCCCAGGTGCAGCAGGTGGCGGACCTGATGCTGGCCTTCTCGAACGACAAGCCCAAAGGCGAACTGTTCGCGCATCCATCAGCCAAAGTGTCGAGCGCAGAATTAAAAGCCTTCTCGGTTGTGCGCGTCGGCGATCCGGAGGACGATCCCGAGGTCGAACTGCAGTTCAAGGCCTACGCGCCGTACGCCAGGGACTTCTGGGCGTGGATCGGCGAGACGGCCGGGCAGGAAGTCTACATGGCCTTCCCGTCATCGCTCGGCAAGAGTGCCACAGCCAAGCCCGCGCAGGCGACGCTGATCGACGACAAGGTGACCGACGCCGAGAAAAATGCTCTCGCCGGTGACGCGAATCCCGTTGTCGACAAAGTTGTGGTCGTCACGAAAGCGCCGCGACCTGAGACGAAAGTGCCGCAACCGGGAACGCCGGAATACGAACGCCAGGTGCGCGAATCCATGGGCGCTGCAAAGACCAACGGACAGACCCGCATGGTGCGCTCCGAGCCCCCGCGGCATAAGAACGGGCCGAAGGAACTTGCAGCCGAGCAGGCAAAACACCTCGCGGCCGAGCAATCGAAGCAGGATGCAAAGGGCAATGTCCGCGGAATAAGAACGGTCAACTGAAAGGAACCGCATGAGCTTCCCATCCCTGATCCACCGCGAGCCCCAGCCGTGCATCATTCTCGACCTGCGGTGCATAAACTGTGGGCCCGTGCGCATGGCGATCGAGCAGCCGGAGGGCGATCCTCCGGCAGAGCTTGCCTGCCCCTATTGCGATGCGACGGCAGCGGCGGCCGTCCTCGGGTCCGGAGAGACCCGGCGCCTGCTGCCTTACTTCGACCTGGCCGCGAATGTGCAGGAGCTGGACCGGCTTCCCATTTTCTCTGAGAAGATGCGGCCGCTGGTGCACGGCCAGATCGTGTGCTTCTCCGAAGAGCCTGACATCATTCACTTCGCGAAGGTGGAGGAGGTCTTCACGTCGCGCGCGCATGTCAGCACGTCGGGGATGCCGTCGATCAGCTTCGTGATCGGGGGCGAGTCGAGCGATCCGATTCCGCATTACTCGGGTGCAGAGACACTGCCCTGGTGGTGCTGGTCGGATGAGCTGCCGAAGGCGAGTTGTTCTCCCGTTGTTAGCGAAGTCCCAGTTGCCGTCGAACTTCCAACTAACGGCAAACGTGGCAAGGGCCGTCCGAAGGGGAGCCCGAACAAGAAGGGGAAGAAGGCGGCGGCATGAAAATATTAGGCGTAGATTTCGAGACCACGGGCTTGCTTCCACAGGAAGACAGAATCATCGAAGTCGGCGCGGTTCTGTGGGATTGGGACACGGGCACGCCGCTCCAGTTGCTCTCCAGTCTTGTGCACCCCGACCAATCGATACCGGAGGAGATCACCAGGATCACCGGCATCACTAACGATCTGATTGGCAACTATGCTCGCCTGGAGAGTGAAGTCTTTGCCGATCTCCGATATCTCATCGGGTGCGCTGACTACGTGATGGCCCACAATGGCACAACCTTCGACAAGCTGTTCTACGAGGCCGCGGCGAAGCGCCTGGGCTGGCCAGAGACCGGCAAGATCTGGCTGGACACAAAGATCGACATCAAGTATCCCGAGCACATCACCACACGCAATCTGCGCCATTTGGCGAGTGAGCACGAGTTCCTGAATCCCTTCGCCCATCGGGCTGTCTTCGACGTCCTCACCATGCTGCGCGTGGCCGGTCGCTACAGCATCGAGGACATCATCGCCCGCGCCAAGGAGCCGACCCTCTACGTCCAGGCGGTTGTCAGCTTCGACGACAAGGAGAAGGCAAAGGCGCGCGGATATTACTGGTGTGGCCCGAAAAAGATTTGGTGGCGGACGTTCAAGGAATCGGACTACATCGCGGAGTTGGATGTGTGCGACTTCCGAACCGTGCTCATGCAGGGTTCGCCAGAATAAAGCTTGCGGGCGGCTGACCGCCCCAAGAGAAAGGCCTCAGTCGCAGAGCGACGGCGCTAGAAACCTTTCTTGAACACAAAGGGGCGCGCTCCGCGACAGGGCGCGCCTTGATTACCTCGGAGGGACTATGGTACGCGGATTTGATTTTGAGATTGATCTGAGCGGTAAACGGAAGCCGACGAGGAGTCGTACGAATAAAAAATATCCGTGGCCTGAGATGTTGCCAGGCAATAGCTTCTTCGTTACAGCAGACGGGCATGATCTCAACTATCTGCAGAGTAAAATAGCATCGATCGCTTGCGGGTGGGTTAGTCGGTTTGCTTCGCGAAAAGGTATACGCTTTGTAACCGAAAAACATCCCGAAGGCGACACTCCCGGCATCCGCGTATGGCGCATTTCTTGAGTTTTATTCCGCTCAGAACACCGTAAACGAATATTTATTGACCGTTTGAGCCTGTATGCGGTAGATTCTTCTGCACCTTTTATTAAATTCCTTCCTCGGTGCAGGCTGTTCCGACCTTCTGCGGAATGCGGCGAGAGCGCTTTCCGGACTCTCAGCGGACGGCCACCGCATTCCACGGCTCAGGTGATCAGCATACGTGTCGACAGCCTCGAGAACCGTACTCCGTGACGTTGACGGCCGTCATTTGAACCACCTGACTACCCAGGAAGAAATTGACTTCTACACACGCCTTGCCGACCGCGGCGACGTCATCCGCTCCCAGGTGATGAAGAAGGGTCGAACGACCCTGGTATTTCGATTGAAGAAAGACAGGAAGGAAGACGGGCCGGTCACTCCATCGCTTTCGCCTTCGAGTGAGTGCAGCCTGACCGATGGGGATTCCGAAGCGATTGCTGGATGCTTCGAGTTTCAATCCCGCCGCCAGATCGAGCGGTGGATCGGCTGGGGGCTGATCCCGGCACGCTTTGGAGGATGAATGGCGAGCGACGGCAAGCGCGGGCGGGGAAGGCCAAAGGGCAGCCTGAACAAGCCGAAGGGCTGGCTGAACAAGAAGCGCAAGGCTCCCGTAGTTCGCCCGAAGCCCAACACTTCCGGCCTACGACCCTGGCAAAAAGGTCAGAGCGGTAACCCGGGAGGCAGACCTTCGAAGTTGCCCATCTCTGACGCATTGCGCCTGTTGCTCGGCGAGCAGGGCATCCCGAAGGCCATCCACCCCGAAATGACAAACGCCGAGCGTATGGCTATGCGACTGATTCGCAAGGCGATGAAGGAAACCGACTTTAAAGCTCTGGTGGAAATCATGGATCGCGTAGAAGGCAAGGCCCGCCAGCGGATCGAGGCCAGCGGCCCGGGCGGCGGCCCAATCCCGTTTGAATTGCCTGGCACTCGGGAGGAGATCGAGCGGCGCATCGCTGAGCTGCTGGAAAAGCGAAAGGCGAACAGCAATTGAGGCGAATATGGGCTTGGTTGACGCCGAACTGGCCGAGCTGCAGCTTCTCCTCGAACGCGAACAACAGCTCGATGCACTGAGCAGTGAAGAGCGCCAGCGCTTCGAATATCGGGCAAAGCTTGAAGCGTCGCCGGCGGAGTTCTTCAAGGCGGCCTGGAACATTCTCGAACCGGGACGGCCGCTGTGTTGGAGCTGGCACTACGAGTTGATCGGCGAATACCTGTTGAAGGTATGGCGCCGCGAGATTACGCGGCTGATCATCAACGTGCCGCCGCGCACCGCGAAGAGCACGGAAGGAACGATCTGCTGGCCGGCGTGGGGATGGGCGAGGGACGCGCGCAGCCGCTTCCTGACCGCCAGCTATTCGAAGGACCTCTCGAGCGAGCACAGCTCGAAGCGGCGCAACCTGATCGACTCGGAGTGGTATCAGTCGCTCTGGCCGATCACGTTTTCCGAAGACACCAACCGCAAGGATCAATACCGCAACTCGGTCCAGGGCGAGATGATCGCGACCTCGGTCGGCGCGACCGGCACCGGCCGGGGCGGCGACATCCTGATTCTCGACGACGGGCTGAGCGCCGACCAGGCATTGTCGGAGTCCGAGCGCAAGACAGCGCATGAATGGTTTCGCGACACGTTCCGCACCAGGCTGAACGATCCATCCACAGGTGCGATCGTGGTGATCGAGCAGCGCACCGGCTATGAAGACGTCACCGGCTGGCTGCTGCATAACGAGCCAGGGCAGTGGACGCAGGTTGTAATTCCCCTGGTGCAGGACGCGAAAGAAGAAGTGGTCATCGACTTTCCGGTTTCGGGGCGGCAGATGATCAGGCCGGTGGACGACGTCTTGCAGCCGACACGTCACACGCCGGAAGTCGTAACCAGCCGCAAGGTGCACCGGCGCACGCACGAGACGCAGGATCAGCAACGGCCGGCGCCTGATGGCGGCAACATCTGCAAGCGCGAATGGTGGAAGTACTACCGCGCGGTTCCGGCGACTTTCGACATGGTCGTCGACTCTTGGGACTTCGCATTCAAGGATGTGAAGCAGTCCGACTTCGTAGCTGGCTTCAAATTCGGCATTGTCGGAGCGAACCGTTACATTCTTGATGCCTTGCACGGACAGATGAACTTTCCGGCATCACGCGATGCATTGAAACGGCTTGCGTTGCGCGAGCCCAGGGCGAGCCGGATTCTGGTAGAGGACAAGGCGAACGGGCCGGCTATTATTCAGTCCCTTCAGGACACGGTCCCTGGCATCATCGCGGTCGAACCGCAGGGGTCGAAGTACGCGAGAGCTTATGCGGCATCGGGCGATATCGAGGCCGGGAATGTTTACCTGCCCGACCTCGACGCATTTCCGCAGCATCGCTGGTGGGTCGATCTGTTGATCGAGGAGTGGGCGATGTTCCCATCCGGGCCGAACGACGACACGGTCGATGCTTCCGGCCAGGCGATCAATGAAACCCGCGCCGGCGTCGACAAGCTCATGCAGCTCTACCAGCGGCTGAATGCGGAAGACGCGGCGAAGGCAGCGGAGAAAGCAGCGCCGCCGAAGCCCGCGGCGGTCAATGGCAACGGGAAGCACGAATGGTCTGAATCGATTCGGACCGTGGGCATGGGGATTGTTCCACGTGGAATTATCGACCCGGCCGAGTTAGAACAATGGATTCAATTCTGCGAAGCGAGCGCACAGACAGAGCGTGCCAGCTTCGCGCGGCAGTTACTCGCACAACGCACCGCTGAGGAGGCGTGATGGTCAAGGACACGGTTTACGAACTTGAGGGCTACAAAGCGAAGGTCCAGGAGACCATCGACCACGTAGCGAGTGGCGTTACGACGCTGAACGAAGACCAGGTCGAGAAGGCCAAGGACATGCTGGATGCCCTCGAGGAGGAGTTCCACGAGATGAAGGCGAGGACTCTTGAGGTGCTCGATCGCCAGAGGCCTGTTGTCGTGCCCCTCGAGAGTCGCGTCAAGCGGTTCCGCGCCGAAGGGCGCATGGTCGAGGACCCCGAGGGGGCCTACAGGCTGCACGCGGATTCTTCTGCGCCTGAAACGATTGCCGAAGAGGACGGATATTCCACCGGGGCTCACGTCGATGGCCCGGCGCGGGTCGATACGTACGCCTATAACCCCGATGGGCCCGCCGTTCTGGACGTTGTTGAAGCGGGCAAACTGGATGCCGATGGCCAACCCATCAGGGAAGAGACCTACACCCCCGGGCCCGAACAGGCCGGCACTACCTACGATCATGTGCCGACGGGGCCCGTCTCTTCAATCAGTCCCTATGCGATCGAGACTGGACCTGCGTATGAGAATCCCAGCGCCGCCGACTTGGACGCCGAGGCTGAAAAAAAAGACGCCGACGAGACGGAGCCGGCCGCTTAGAGCACGCGACAAGCAAGGGAAGATTCCAAGCAAGGGAAGATTCACGACCTGAAGAGGGGCCAATGAATATCTATCAGCGCCAAGAGCACGTTGTGACCGTCACGCACAAGATCGATCCTGCGCAGTTCGCTGCGTTCTCGCACTTGGCCACTCTTTTCCTGACCTTGATCGGTACTGCCATGGATCAGCCCGATCCGGCGATCCTCGCGGCTCTGACCGAGAAACTGAAGGCGTCCTCCGATGCCCTCGATGCCGTCGTTAAGGCGGATCAACCCCAACCCCCAACCGCGCAAAAGGAGAACCACCCATGAAGGAATTTGATGACCTTACCGTACAAGTGAGAGCCACAACCGACGCCGAGACCGCCGCTGCGCAGGCTTTTAATGGCATTGCTGCCAAGTATGCCGCTCTTGTAGCGGCTGCGGCGGCATCCGGAACCCCAATCGACCCTGCCGCCATCACCGCACTCACGAACCAGCTGAAGGCATCCGCCGACTCAATGGCCGCCGATGTCGTCGCCAACACGCCCGCGGCCTAAGCCAAAGGATGATCACAAACCAGCGCGGCGGCAATCTACCCATTGCCGCTGCGCTTACTCCACAGGTACGGAGGTTAAAGCGATGTCTCTGATCGTGATTCTCATCCTTCTATTTATCGTGCTTGGTGGTGGACTTGGTTATGTTGGCCACCGGCAATGGGGCTCTACCAGCTCGTATGCAGGTCCAGGCATTGGGATTGGCACAATTCTAGTGATCCTGCTCATTTGCTGGGCGCTGGGCTTGTTCGGCAGGTTCTGAAGGCCGTCTCGCGGCGTCGCACCATGTAACACCCTGTAACCTTCACGAGGCTCCCGATGGCTGAACTTGAAGTTGTTCCCGATAGGCCGACACTTATCGATCGGCTGCGGTCCTCGTGGGATGGATGGTTCAATCCGGGTAAGCCGATCACGGCCACCGCGCCACCAGGCACGCCGGCGCGGCAGATCGACTTTAGCCAGGCGCAGAACCTCAACTGGATGCCACGGGCCACAGAGCCCATCGGCTTTCGGCAGCTGCGCATGTTCGCCGATAACTGCTACCTGATGCGGGTCATCATCGAGTCCATGAAGGACCGGATGTGCACCAAGAGCTGGCACTTCCGGCTGAAGGCTCAGCCTGGGGAAGCGACCGCACAGACCAAGGAACGGTCGAACGCGGATCCGCGTATTACGCAGTTGACCGAGTTCTACCAGACGCCCGACTCCATTCATTCCTGGAAGAAATGGCTCCGGATGGTCCTTGAGGATCGCCTGGTGATCGACGCCGCCACCCTTGAAGTGCAGCGCACCAAGGACCGCCGTATTTTGAATCTCTTGCCTATCGACGGCGCGACCATCAACGTGGTCATCGACTCGACCGGGCGCCGCCCCCAGCCGCCGCTCACGGCGTACCGGCAGATCATCAAGGGTCTGCCCGCGGTTGATTTCCAGGGCGACGAACTGCTGTACATGCCGGCCAATGTGCGCACACACAAGCTGTACGGCTACGGGCCTGTGGAGATGACCATCCAGCTGATGCTGCTGTTCATCTACAAGACGGTTTTTCATCTCGACTATTACTCGGACTCCGACCTTCCGATCGCGCAGATCCCTTACCCGGCCGACATGAACGTCGACAACGCGGTCCGGCTGATTCGGGAGATTGAGACGCGGCTTCGCGGCAACCTCGAGGAGCGGTCGCGCATGCTTCCGGTCCCGGCCGGCTCTGAAATCACAGTCATCAAGCACGAGGAGTTTTCGAGCCTGTTCGAAGAGTGGGCCGCGCGCGTATTCTGTTTCGTCCTTGGTGAGACCCCGACTGCCTTCGTCAAGCAAATGAACCGCGCCACCGCGCAGCAGGCCGACGACTCGCGAATGGAGTCGGGTGAAGAGCCCATCATGGGCTGGGTCAAGGATGAGATCGATTCGCAGGTCCAGCGCCGCGACATGTTCAACGCGCCCGACGTTGAGTTCATGTGGGACGAGCGCGCGGACACGGACCCGCTGAAGCAGGCGCAGATCGATCAGATCAATGTCACCATCCACAAGAACACGCCGAATGAGCTGCGCTTGCGGGACGGGCTGAGCCCGATCGACGGGGGCGATGAGTTCCCGGCCGAGCCCTCGCCATCGGGAGCGCCTGGTGCACCGAAGAAGCCGGGCGAGGAGGATGACCCGGGCGAGGAAGACACTCCAGGTACGGGCGGTAAGAAGCCCCCGCCGAAGGTCGCGAGCAAGGCAGCCGAAATCACTGCGCAAAAAAAAACTCTGAAAATCGCCCCAGGGGAATTCACGGAAGCACGGCGCGCCGCTACTGACAGGATTCACGCAACGCTGAAGGCCTTCTTCTTCACCGAACGCCATCGGATCAGTCAGATCATCGCTCCGCATCTCGCCACAGTTCAGAAGGCCGCCGGTGACCCGGCTGACCTCAAAATCGGCGAAGTCATACAGCTGATCGACACCGTCGCCCCGTACGTGGTGACCGCTCAGAAAGCCGCCGGAGACACTCCGAATCCGAGAGTCGACGAAGCCATGCAGCTGATCGACATGGGCGTGTGGGATAGCCTGGCCAGCCAGATTCAGGGCGACCTCGAGGACACGGGGCTTGATGCAGTCGGCCAGGTCTTCGCCACGCTGAACATGGCTCAGGAGGGCAGCTTCTTCGACCTGGCTAACTCCTTCGCCCTCGAATACGCTCAGGCCCGCGCGGCTGAGATGGTGGGCAAAAAATGGCTCAACGGCGCGCTGGTTGAGAATCCCAATGCGCGGTGGGCTATCACCACGACAACGCGCGAGGATCTCCGCAACCTGATCGCCCGGGCCTTCGCGGAGGAATGGACGCCGGCGCAGTTGGCCGTGAATATCGACCAGGCGTTTACGTTCTCGAGCGGCCGGGCGGCGATGATCGCGGAGACGGAAACATCCATGGCGCTTACCGCGGCGACGGTTAATACGGGCAAGGAAGCGGGCGCAACACTCAAGAGCACTCAGATGTCGAACCTGCACGATATCGATGATGAGTGCGATGACGCTGAGGCGGCCGGCGAGATCGGGATCGACGAGTTCTTTCCTGATGGCTCGCTGCATGTCCCGCTGCATCCGCTCTGCCATTGCGTCGAGCTGCTGCACATCGCGAAGCCCAAAGAGGACGCGGAGGTTTAGGCAATGCTGAAGCGGGAATGGAAGGGCGCACCCACGACGAGTACGGACCTCTGCGGCGCGGAAGTGAAGATTGGTATGTCGGAGCCTGTAGGCATCCGCTGCGAATTGCCGCGCAATCATTCTGGTTCCCATCGAAACGCGAAGCTGAGCTGGAATGAAGAAGGAAGACCTGTGATCCCGCGAAAGAAGGATGACGTATGACCGAGCAGCTGATGAAGGCGCTCTATTGTCAGATCTCGAAGGTGGACGAGGTGAAGCGCACCGTCACCGGCATCGGTACATCCGAGGCGCTCGACGCGGAGGGCGAGATATTCGACTACCCAAGCTCGAAGCCCTACGTCCAGGCCTGGAGCGATGGCGTCTACATCCGCAGCCAGGGCAAGAGCTACGGCAACATCCGCGAGATGCACCAGCTTTCAGCAGTAGGCAAGCTTTCCGAGCCGATCGTCTTCGACGACACCCAGAAGCTGGTGATCCTGACTTCTTACATCGGCGATGACGCGGCCTGGCAGAAATGCGTAGACGGCATCTACACCGGCTTTTCGATCATGGGCCCGGTCATCGGCGACAAGTGGTCGGATTCGGGCACTCCCGGGGCGAAGCGGTTTACGTGCGCGCCAATCGAATTCTCGATCTGCGACAACCCGTGCAACCCAGACGCTTCCTTTACGGCAGTCAAGGCCGGTGGCGCCACCGAACAGCGCAAGTTCAAGGCGGCCACGGCCGCGGAAAAGGAGCCCATCGTGGCCGAGACAGTAGCGAAGACGCCCGGGACCGCAGTCGCGAAAAGCATGTACAACATCGGCGATCTGGCCAGCATTATTTCCTCGCTGCGCTGGACGCAGGAAGACCTGGTATGGGAGCGCGAGTCCGAAGGCGATGGATCACCGGTGCCCGACAAGTTGAAGGCCGCGATCACGAGCCTCTGCGAAGTGCTCGTCGACCTGGCCCGCGAAGAGAGCGCGGAGCTGGTGGGCGCGATGAAAGTCTCCGAGGTCATCGGAGCAATGAAGGCCGCGGGCGCGACCAAGATGAAGATGGTCTCGAAGGCCGGCACCAAAGGCCTGCAGGCGGTCACCAACTGCATGAAGGCTCTCGACAGCGCTGCCGGCTGCATGAGCGGCGCATGCGACCACGAGGGCCTGCATAAGTGCGCCAAGGCCGTTGCCGATGGCCACAAAAAAGCTTCCGACGCCATGTCGTACTTCGCGGATCCCGCAGACGATGGCGACGGCGATGAAGTTCCAGGGGATAAAACTCCTGCGAAGGCGGCCGCAGTGCCGCAACCCCAGGGCGCGAGCCCGGAAAATGGAGACACAGAGATGGATGAAGCCCAAAAAGCGCAGCTCGCAAAAGCCCAGACGGATGCGGCAGAGAGCCTGCGTATTGCCCAGGAAACCAACGCGGCCGTCAAGGCGCTAGGCGACTCGTTCGCCAAGGGCCTCGAGACGGTTTTGAAGACTGTCGGGAGCGAACCCGTCGCGGCCAAGAGTTACGGGCCCGGCGCAACCGGCACCACCGTCACCAAGGAAGGCGAAAACGGCGGAGCAGCCGCAGTCGTCGACCCCAAAGACCCTCACTCGATTGCCAAGAGCATCCTGACCAAACCACAGGTGATCGGGGCACGCGAGCTTAACATCGGCCGCTAAGCCGATTGCCTTATCTCCCTTTGCGGGCGCCTCGTTGGCGCCCGTTCCTTTTGCGTTCGGCGCGCGACCCCAACCATTTCACACATCACTGCCCGGTCTTGAGTGGCCGCTGGCCGAGGAGCACCACATGGATTACATGAACCGGATTGAGGAAATCATTGCGAAGGCCAACGGTTCGTTGTTGGCTTCGAAGGCTTCCATCACTACGGGCACCGGAATCGTAGCCTACGACCTTGAAGCGCTACTCAAGCAGGTTTACCCGGTGCTCACGCCGTTCCGCAACTCTCACCTGCCCCGTCGCGTTTCATCGAAGGGCGGCACCAGCTTCAATGCGAAGCTTCTCACCAGCATCAACACCGCATCGGGCGGCATCGGCGTGGCTGAAGGCAAGCGCGGCGTCGATGTGGGACTCACCGAGCAGGATCTGAACGTGACCTATCGCACGGTCGGCCAGGATGGCTCGACGACGTTTGAATCTGAAGACGCAGCGGAAGGCTTTGACGATGTGCGCGCGATCCTGATGACGACCTTGCTCAACGATAACCTGATCGAGGAAGAGCAGCTCGACCTGTTCGGCAACGGCGGCAACATCATGCGCGCCGGCGGTTCGCAGCAGGTTGCGCTGGGCACTTGCCCGACACCGGTGCTGACCAACAATGCGGCTGCCGTTGGAACCCTGGCCGCGGCTTCGTATATTTGCTGGTGTGTGGCTCTGACCTACAACGGAGCGCGCTGGTCGACCGTCGTGGGCGGCGTGGCTGGCCAGATTGCCCGCACCACAAACGATGGCTTCTCGCAGACCATCAACGGTGGGAACTCGGCGGTTTCGGCCGCATCGAACACGGTCGTCCTGGGCGCGAATCTCAGCGTGGCCGCGACTGTGGCAACCGTGCGCGGCGCGTGGGGGTATGCCTGGTTTGTCGGCACCTCGAAGGCTACGGCGGCTCTGGCGGCAATCACCAGCGGCAACAGCATGGTCCTCACTGCGCCGGCGGTCGGCACGCAGGTGGCGACCGATGCCAAGGTGGCCACCGACTTCTCGATCGACGCCTACGTGTACGACGGCCTGATTACTCAGGTTGAGCAGGTGAACTCGGGCGCCTACGTGAAGTCTCTCGACGGCGCCAACCTTACCGCTTCGGGCGCGGCCGGCATCAACGAAATCGATGCGGCGCTCAAGACTATGTATGATACCTACCGTCTCGGCCCGGACTTCATCTATTGCGATTCGGGGACGAAGCGCTCGATCGACGCCAAGATCATCGGCGGCGGCGGCGCTCCGCTGTTCCGCTTCACTACCGACGCCAACTCGACCAACCGCGGCGCGACCGGCAACGAGACGGTGAAGAACTACTACAACATCTACACCGGGAAGATCACCTCCATCGAAGTGCATCCGAACTTCCCGCTGGGAACGATCTTCGGTTGCGCCGAGGGGCTGCCTTACACCACGCCGAACGTGCCGGTACCGTACCGCTTCCAGGCACGTGCGCGCGACTGGACTGAATACGAGTGGCCACTGGTCACCCGCACCCGGGGCCGTGGGCAGTATGTCTCCGCCGCCCTGATCAGCTACACCCCTTGGTCGAACTTCCTGCTGAAGAACGTCGGCCAGGGATAACTGTCTGGGGTGCGCCGCGCGCCCGGATGCGCCCACGACAAAGCAGACGGGGACGGAGTGTCACTCCTTCGTCCCTGACTGCCGAAGATTGAAAGGATCGGAAAGCATGCCCTTCACTGAAGCGGAAATCGATGAAATTTTCACTTACCACGCGCCAAAAGCGGACCAACCGGCGCGCTATGAGGCTATCCGCACGGCAGCCCGAGCATTCGCAAAGGTGATTGTTGCCAACACCCCCAGTTCCGCTGACCAGAGCGCTGCGATTCGCGAACTACGCATCTGCGTGATGACCGCGAACGCTGCTATCGCACTTGAGAAGTAGGAGGCCGCCATGGCAGACCTGGTCACGCTCGATGCCGTGAAGCAGGATCTCAATATCACCAACACCAACGATGACGCCCAGCTCAAGCGCCTTATCACCGAAATCAGCGCGTGGATCCTGAACCAGATGAACCGCGGGGCCATCCTCCAGGCCAGTTACACTGAGCGCCGCAGCGGCACGGGCGGCGACCAGATCCAGACCAAGTACTTCCCGATCATTTCTGTCGAGTCTCTTTCCGTGAACGGGATTGCGGTTCCGTCATCGCCAGATAGCGTGCAGCCGGGCTTCGTGTTCGACGGCCTTTCAATCTTCATGCTCGGTGGCACATGCCTCAACGATGGCTCGCTCCATCCGGGGCAGTTCTGGCGCGGCCGGCAAAATGTGCAGATCAGCTATACGGCCGGTTATGCGACCGTGCCCGCCGACATCGAGCGCGCGGTCATCGACCAGATTGTGTTCACGTTTCGCCGGCTGCCGAAGCTTGGCACAATCACTCAATCCATGGGCGGCGTCACCACCGCAACGTTCTCGCAGAAAGACACCGCGCCCGGCGTGACCGGCGTGATCAATCAGTATCGCGATCGCGCCTTGGTGGGCCTATGAGGATCGATTACCAGATCGTCAACGCGCCCCAGGTGGCGGCCGAGATCGAAGGCGGATACTTCCGCATGTACGCGGCGGCGGCGAAGGCCATGGCGACGCAGATGATGTTGCTACGCACTTACGCGGTCTCTGCAAAGATGCATGGGCAGATGATCAATCAGCGCACCGGCAACCTGGTGCGCAACGTGGCCAGCGAAACGCAGGAGCAGGGAACCGCGATCATCGGAAGGGTCGGCATACCCCTGGCCAACACAGCACCCTACGCGCGGATCCTGCACGAAGGCGGAACGACCAGGGCTCACATCATCGAGGCCAGTGAAGGAAAGACACTCGCGTTCATGGCGGGTGGCCAGATGATCTACCGCAAGCTTGTGCACCATCCGGGTTCGAAGTTTAGGCCGCGGCCGTATCTCGCCGCCGCGCTCGACGACATGAAGGCGGAGATCCGGTCCAACCTGTCCGCTGCCATGCAGGGAGCAATCCAATGAGCACCATCAACGCGGTGTGGCGCCGGAAAGTTTGCGTGGGGTGCCAACGGCAGCCTCACTAGCTACCCCGTTGGGTTAAAGCGCCCCGCGCAATTCAAAGATCGAAGGAGAACCACCATGGAACAGATTCCCGCTTTGAGGATCCTGAAGTCGGTGGCAATGGGGGTGCTCACGGTGGCGGTGATAGTAGCCATGGAGCGGGTGCTTGAAATAATTGCGGCCGAGTTTCCTTACGGGCCGTTTTAGGGAGCAATCACATGAACCCAGCCGGCGCCGTGCCCGATCTTGAGCCGATGTACGCTGCGCTCTTCGCGCTCGTCCAGGCCAACGCTCCCCAGTGGACGAACGAGAGCGGCAACGATGCCGTCTTCAAGGGTTTTTCCCGCGTCCCAGTACCGCCATCGCAACTGGCTCAGGGCGAACTTCCGGTCTTGTTCCAGGAGGAACTGCCGTGGGAGATCAGGCCAGTGATCGCGACGATCGGCGGGCGGTATAGATACACGCTGCGCGCCGACCTGGTGATTGTCCTGGCGTGCAACGGCGCACAACAAACAGTGGGCTCGGAAGACATTCTGCCCACCCGCGAACTTAACCGGGCGCTGATGGCCACGCTGGCCGCGATTGCGCCTCCTTACCCTGGCGCGAAGCAGACCCTTGGCGATCTTGTCGATTCCGCGTACGCCGAGGGACGAATCGAGCGCATAGTCGGCCTGCCAGGCGACGGGATGCAGCTCAGTGTGGGGATTATTCCCGTAACCATTCTCACCATTTGAAGGAGCATCCATGAACAGCTTCGGAGCAGGCTTTCTCGTCGGTAAGGCGCTTGCCACTACCGCCAATCCCAACCCCACCCCGCGCAAATTCGGCCAGCTGCAGGAAGTGTCGGTCGACGACAGCTTCGAGGAAAAGCGACTCTTCGGAGCCAATTCCGCACCGGTGCGTGCTTTTCGCGGCCAGCGCAAGATCGATCTCAAAGCGAAGTCGGCCAAGATCAATGCCAACGCTTTCGCCGAGATCTATTACGCCGCATCGGTGACCGCCGGCGCCGTGCTCTACACCTTCAACGAGATGCAAACGATTCCCGGCTCGGTAGCCTACACGCTCACGGCGCTCAATGCCGGGGCGGCCGGCGTGAACTTCATCGAGGACCTGGGCGTCGAATACGCGGCGAACGGCAACCCGCTGAAGCTCGTCACCAGCGCGCCGACTGTTGGCCAGTATTCCCAGGCTCTCGGCACCTACACCTTCGCGGCGGCCGACGCCAGCGCTGTGGTGTTGCTCAACTACAGCTACAACAGCGCAACCGTCGGATACACCATCTCCGTGCCCAACCTGGCCCAGCAGGAGGCGCCGTACTTCGAGTGCATCCTCTTCAATCCGACTGACGGCGGTTACGGCAAGCGCTTCTTCAAGGTCACCTCGAACAAACTGAATCTGCAGTTCAAGCAGGGCGAGATCATGATCCCGGAGTTCGATATGTCAGTCTATGACCCAGGCACCGGCATCCTGTTCCAGGATTGTTTCGGCGCAGCGTAAGGCGGTGGACGAATTTCGGCCCGAACGCAATTAATTAGTCCAGGAGGCGCGCGAAATGTCAGACGAGCAGATCAAGCAACTAAAGATGGAAGCCCTTCTGGAATTCTCGGAAGCTCAACTGGCGCTTAACCGGCTGATTCACCATGGCGAGTGTATCCGCGAAAAGTTCAACGAAGTGTCGAAGCACCTGCGCGGGTTGGACCTTGTCGGAATGGGAATTTCAGTCGGTGACATTAAGGCAGCGGTCAGCGTGAGATACCCAACGCAGGTCGAGATGCAGAAATTTGCCGAAGAAGCCGAGGCCGCCCTAACGCGGTGGAAAGCAGCACTGGAAACCAAGCATAAGCTGGGGCTGGTCTAGGAGGCGCGCGTGGACGAAGTAAGACTTATTCGCAGCATCGAGTCGCTCGCACATTTCAATCAGACAATCATGCCCGCAGTGGGGATGCGCGGCCCGATCCCGGTACCAGCGAGCATCGTCGAGGCCTCTCGGGTGCTTGATGCCCACCTTCGTTTCGCTTTGATGTCTCCGCGCAAACGGAATTTTCTCGATAGGGCGCGTGGCCGAAGCTTTGCGAGTCATCTACCAATGCCAGGGAGGCGCGCGTGCAAGTGAAGACCGTTACACTCTCGTCGGGCGTGGAATTTGTGATTGCGCCGCTGAAACTTAGGCAAGTTGAAGCTATCGCACCCATCGCGAAGGAGAATCCCATCCAGGCGACTCTTGAAACGTGTGTTGAAGCGATCAAGAACGCCGGCGGCCAGGTCTCGGTAGATGACCTGAAGGAGTTCTCGATCCCCGACCTAAACGAATTGGCAGAGCGAATCCTTGAATTGAGCGGCATCACGCCGGGGGAAGTGGTGGCGAGCCGTTAGACTTCAGCGCCGTCTACGGCCGCCTGATCACTGACGGCGGAATGAGCTATGACCAGGCTGGGGAAATGCCTTTTCCGGCTGTTTTGGACCTACTGAACTGGTGGAATCAGCACCCGCCGTTGCGCCTTCTCTTCGCTCATTTTGTGGGTTTGCCGAAGTAGTTCTGCCACTTTTGGGCCATTTTGGAGGCTATCCAGGCCTTGTGGGAGATCGGACCAGCGTATACTTGCCTCATATCGGAGAAATCCTAATATGAAAAAGCGGGTTCTGCTCTCGCTACTTTTGGCTGTGCTTGCCACGGCCGCGCAAGCACACGCACTCGCGAAGTGCGAAGCCAACGTGAACGGTTACCGAATCAGCACGGTCTACGTCGCCGGCAACCATTACAACGGCGTGGTTTGGGCTTATAAGCACCTAAGTGAAGAGACTTGCCTTACTCCGGTAACTGATCCTTCGAAGGCAGACGCAATTCTCGAAATCGTGAACAATCCGATGCCGGACCGCGGGCCATCGGACTATCTTTCCGTCTCGTGCAGTTCTGGCCTGTCATCGACCTCTTGTTTAGATTCAGATGGAAATGAACTCACAGTTGACTGCGACAGGCGTGGCAACTGCTCTTCATACTATGGACCGTCGCCGGGCGTAGCGCTCGGGCATGCGCTCAGCGAGTGGGTCCACAATGCTTCCTACCAGGGCGAGGCTCGTCTCTACACGCGCGATCATAAACTAATCTGGAAGAGTGAGAATCAGAAAGGGCACGGACCCCACGAAGCCCTCTGGTATGACAAGCTCAAACTTGGAACTCTCGCTCCGCCGTGCCAGATGCCAGGCGCGTGGGGATGGTCAAAGTACAAGAATTTCCGCCATTGGGGCACAGTATCTTGCGGACTAGACTTCGACCCTCTCGTTGTGGTCGACGTAAAGGCTGAGGCTCGGCATGCAATCGTGGCTCAGAAGCAGTCCGAGGCAGACGAGATGAAGCGCAACGCTCAGGAAGCTGCCGCAAAGCAATAAGGCATCACACACCGACACTCGAAGGCCGCCAAGTGGGCGGCCTTTTTGCTGCCCGAAAGGATTCCCGATGGCCGACGATATGTTGATTGGAGTCGGTGTCAAAGCCGACTTCTCCAGCCTGAAGACCGAATCGAAGAGCAGCGCCGAGGCTCTTCGCGCGGCGACGCAAAACATGGCGCAGGCGCTGCAGGAACTTGGCCCGGCGGCTGCGGCGGGGAGCGCGCAGGCGATCGCGGCACTTCAGGTTTACAAAACGGAACTCGCCCAGGCCCAGGCGGCCGTAGCAGACATCGTGCCGGTACTGGAGGCCGAGGCTGCGGCTGAAGAAGCAGACGCCGCTGCCACGACTGCAAACGCCGCCGCGCATGGGCGCATGGTTCCCCAGGTGGCCGCCGCATCTGGCGCGATCCGCCTACTCGAAGGCGCTCTGCCGATACGGGCGGTTGAGCGATTCACGGTCAACGTGCTAGGCCTTGGCCCGATCATTCAGGCGGCATTCCCCATCATTGGCGCTATCGCCTTCGGCGAGATGATGATCCACATCGGCTCAAAGCTGCGCGACATGTACACGGATCTTCTCGGCATTAAGCAACTGCGAGACGACATCGCCAAGGGGACAGATAAAGACGTGGCGCAGCAAGGGGCCGCCGAGGCGGCAACCCGCGCCCAACTGCACAGCCTTGCGATGGAAACCAGCCCGATTGCCACCATCAAAGCGGACATCAAAAACCAAAACGACCTCGTCGATTTCTTACAGAAAAAGATCAATAAGGCCCGCGACGATGCCAAGCAGTTGCGGCAGGCTGCTGCGGATGCGAATCCAACCTTCGGTCAGAACCCGGAAAAGCTCAAGATGGAGGCCGCTTCACAAGAAGCCCGTGTGCCTGGGCTTCAAGCTCAGATGGAAAAAGCGCAATCTCAGATTATGGCGTTGCAACAGAAATACACCGATGAAAAAGACAAAGAAGCAAAGGCCGCCGAACAGGCTGAGGAGAAGAAGCAGCGCGCCATCGAGAAAACGGCGGCGGCGCAGCGGAAAGAGGAGGCTGCCCGGAAGAAGGCGCAAGAGGATTATATTCACGCCTTCGAGAACGACGAGAAGGTTAAAGAGGCGAATAGGGGGCTGTTCGATGAGCAGAATCGAAATGCCGTCGCGGTCCTTGGAGACGGACTAACGGTCCTGCAAAAGCAGACGGAGGAGCAGGAGAGGCAGCTTCAGATTCAACTTGAAATCAATGTCTTGAAGACCAAGTCCGCGATGGACGCTGCGCTCGGCCAGAATCAGAGCCGGCAGCAGGGTATTCGGAACCTGGCCTCCGCTGGCGGCATGGGTCGCGGCGAAGAGGCTGCCCAGCTCGCCGAACTAGTAAAGGAAAAGATTGCCATCCAGAACGCCTACTACGATGCTCTCGAAGCTCTCTATTCTAAGGACTCGGTTGAGTGGCAGCGGCTTGAAGTGCAGCGCTTGGCTACGCTGCAGAAGGACAATGCACAGCTATCGATTCTCGCCGGGAAGCAGGGGGCTGAGTTTGCGAAGGGATGGACAAAAGCCTTCGACCAGATCGGGCATCAATGGATACAGGTTCAAGGGCAAATGCTACGGGGCCAACTCTCGATCAGTCAGGCGTTCCGGCGGCTGGGCTCCGAGATGCTCCTGTCGGTCATTCAGGCCTATGAGCAGATGCTTATGCATGATATTCGCTATAAGACCCAGAAGGTTGCTTCCACCGTGGCGACTGAAGCTGAGACCACGGTTGTCACTGCGGCCGGTACCGCCGCGAAGGATAACATCGAAACGATGTCGGCGCTCAAGTCGATCTACAAGCACGCGAAGACGGCCGCAGCCAAATCGTTCGACTGGGCTAGCGCCTGGGGCGGACCGATTGCTGGCGCTATTTTCGGGGCCGCTGCCTTTACCGGCGTGATGGCTCTAGCAGCTTTCGACCAGGGCGGCATCGTCTCCGGCCCACTTGGTTCGGCGATTCCTATCCTTGCCCATTCCGGCGAGCGCGTCCTTACCGCTTCTCAGAACAACACCTTCGAAAGAATGGTGAGCGGCGGCGGAGGAGGCCACACCATCAACAACGGCGGCAACACCTTCAACGGCATCGCCGACGCTGCAACCTTCAAGAAGATGCTAGCCCAGCACGAGCGTTCGCTGGCCCAGACCACCATGAAGTCGATCCGCAACGGACGGTTCAGGCCGGCGTAATCATACGACAAAGTTTTAACCAGGAGGACCACATGCATACTCACGACGAAATCGCGGTAGCAGCTTATTTTCTTTGGGAAAAGAACCCAGACTCGGACGCCGACTCAAACTGGTACGACGCAGAAGCGCAACTGCTGGCCAACACACCCGACAACCAACTCCTCAAGTCTCCCGACGTCGTCAACCTTGCCGCACATTCACCCGTAGTCAGGTAGGCGCATGAGCTCTCCGATCGTCACCCTGCCCGCGAACGTATCGTCAGGGCTGCCCTATTTCCCTGCCGACCAGTTCGCGGGCCTTCAACTCGACGTGAAGCGCAACATCGCCTTCGATAACACCCTCTCCCGGGCCGCCAGCGGTCGCGAGACGGGCGTATCGTGGCGTGAGCTGCCCGTGACGACCTTCGAGCTCGACTGGGCCTTCCTCGACGCCAACATGGCCACCACGCCGCCCTCGCAAGACGGTTCGCCCGTGTATCCGGAGTTCGATAAGCTGCTCGGCTTCTTTTCACAGCAACACGGCGACCTGATGCCGTTCTACCTGAAGCTCTCAACGCTCACCCTCAATCCTGCCGACTCGCAGGTCTACGGTCAGCAGCTCGCCATCGGCGATGGATCGACAATCAACTTTCAGCTCTGCCGCACCGTGGGTCCATACCTCGAAATTGTGCAGACTCCGGACCCGGCAGCAACGCCGGTGATCTACGTCGACGGGGCATTGGTATCGACCTGGACCCTGCTCCCGGGCGGCATCATTCAGTTTGCCAGTGCGCCGGCGTTGAATGCGGTCATCTCGGCTGATTTCAATTGGGTCTATCTCTGCCGCTTCGACGCTCCCGACACCGACATCGATCAATTCGCGTACCTGGTGCACGAATGCAAGACGCTGAAGCTGCGGACGGTTATTCAATGATCGACCTGGTTGCGTACAACGGCAACTCGGACCTGCTCAACTTTCTCAATTCCCGCCCGCAATACATGCTGCTGGCGGAACTCTACTCGATCTCGCTGCGGCCAGGCCTGTACGCACCGGCCGGGGCAACGCTGCGCTGGACGAGCTCGCTGTTCGCGGTGAGCCTGGGCGGACATGTATGGTCGCCTGGGCCGCCCAACTTCAAGCGCCCGGCGCTGCGCTGCGAGAGCGGCCTGCAGGCCTCCGACGCCACGGTCATCGTCGAGTGCGACGACAGCGTCCACTTGAACGGCGTGCCATTGCTGGCGCGGATCGCGCGGCACGAGTGGGACTTCGCAACGGTGAGGATCGAGCGAGCATTCTCGGCCGGGCCTGGGCAGCGTTGGCTGGGCAGGGCGCCGCGCTTCCTCGGCCAGATCCTCGACATTCAGAACATCGGCCGCATTTCAGCCGACCTGAATGTGAAACCTATGGTGCACCTGCTCGATCGCAACTGGCCGATGGACACCATCATGTCGACCTGTACAAAAGTGATCTACTCGACCGACTGCGGGGCGGTGGCGGCCACCTTCACAACATCGGGCACGGTAGGGAGCGGGACCGTCAACGGATTCTCGACCTCGCTCACGGCGGCCGACGACTACTACGATGGCGGCACCATCACGTTCACGGGCGGCGTGCTTGCGGGCCTTACATACTGGGTGCGCACATATCTCCACACCGGCGGCAAGATCGCCCTGCAGACGCCCGCGCTCGTCGCTCCTGGCGCCGGCGACGCGTTCACCATCATGCCCACTTGTCATCAGGACCTCGGGCTGTGTGGATCGCGCTTCTCAAACGCAGCCAACTGGGGCGGCTTCGAATTCGTGCCGCAGCCGACGACGGCGTACTGAGGTTTGTCAAAACGCTGGAATTTAATTAGTAAGCGGAGCTAATAATATTCCGCCCTTTTCGACAACGAGGCTTCCATGGACGCACTCAGACGCAAGCTGGTAGTCGCCGAAGCCTTGACCTGGGTGGGGACGCCCTACGGCCATCACCAGGCGGCCAAAGGCCTCGCGGCCGACTGCGCATTATTTCCTGTCAGGGTCTATCAATCGCTGGGGCTGCTGGGAACGATCGACATTCCCGAATATTCCGAGCAGTGGTTTCTCCATTTCTCCGAGGAGCGCTACGTCGACAAGATCCTCTCGATCGGCGCAATCGAAACAGACTCGCTCGAGCCCGGCAACTTCACGGTGTGGAAGATCGGCCGCGCCTACTCGCACGGGGCCATCATTGTCGACTGGCCCACGGTTGTTCATTCGCTCAAGCCGGACGGCGTGATGACCGCCAACGCCCTCACCGACGGACAGCTCCGGCACAGGCCGTACAAGGTGTTCACCCTATGAGCGGACTCTTCAATGCCGGCAGCCGCAACACGCAGCCCAACAGGCTCGGCTCGATGCAGGTGCAGACGTCGGAGTTCGGCGTCAACGTACCCATCCTGTTAGGCACCAACATCGTCTCGCCGAAGCTCATCGATTACGTGCACTTCAACGCGACGAAGACGAGCCAGGGAGGCAAGGGCGGCGGTGGGGTGACCGGATATGAATATTACGCCGCGGTGCTGATGCTGCTTTCGAAGGCGACTCAGTACGGCGGCGCCGATGGAGTGGGGAACATCTACGACCAGTCGGGCGGCCAGCAGCTGACGCCCGCCACTGAGTACTACACAATTCCAGGCGGCGGCGGCTCGTATGCGGTCAGCCATGCAGGCAGCGCCTTCTATTACGACGAGGGCGTGACGTACCAGGGCTCCTATTCGGCCACGGTGGACGACTTCGGGTCGGACGGCCTGACCACTATCGCTGGCTTCCATCAACTCCCCCTGGCGAAGACGGTGGGCTCTCCAGGCGCGTTGCATTACGCCGTCAGCGCGACAGGGACCTACACCTTCGCAGCGGTCGACGCGGGCAAGACGGTAACCATCAGCTATGCCTACACTCAGCAGGCGACGCATGAAGCGATCACCTCCGCGCCGGCTGAATATCTGCGATTGAGCTTCTTTCTCGGCACGCGCCCGCAGAGCGCCTGGGGCTATCTCGCGGCCAATTATTCAACCCACGCGCATAACTATCCGGGCCTGGTGATGGTCGCCGATCAGAACATGGATCTCGGCAGCGGCGCCAACGTCCCCACGTTCAACTTCGAGCTTCTGAACGGCGGCAAGCTTGCATTCGGCGGCGGCATCATGGACTGCGATCCGGCCGCGCTCGTGACCACTATTCTCACCGATCCGTACATCGGCGCGCAGTTCCCCTGGCTCGGCGACATGACGCAGCTCTCGAACTATTGCGTCGCGAATGGCATCTTCTTCTCGCCCTATTATGAGACCGCGTCAGCTGCGAGCCAGGTGATTGATGACCTGGCGAAGCTGGCTAACTCCGAGCCCTTCTGGAGTTGGGACGGGCTACTCAAGATCGTGCCCTATGGTGATACGACCGTGGTCGGATTCGGGCGCCAGTTCACACCGGTTACGCAGCCGCTCTATGACCTCACCATCGACGACTTCATACAGCAGGGCCAGGAGGAGCCTTTGGCGATCGACCTTCCAGCCCTTGCTGACAACTCGAATTACATGAAGCTCGAATTCCGCAACCGGGCGAACAGTTACAACATCGATCCGATCAGCGACCTGAACCAGGCTTCGGTCCAGCAGATCGGACTCCGGCCGTGCGATACAGTCACGGCGCACCAGATCACCACGGCAAACGTCGCGCAGAGCGTGCTGAACGCTCTGTTGACCCGCAAGAGCTATCCGTACCGGAAATTCCGCTTCAAGCTCAACCAGTGTTTCCCGCACCTCGAGAAGATGGATGTGGTGACCGTGACACATCCAAACCCGGACTATGGCATTGTGCGTTGGCCGGTGCGGATCGAGGACATCGAGGAGGATGAGAAGACGGCCGAGATCACCATCACCGCTGAAGACTTCCCTTGGGGCGCCGGCCAGCCTGCCAGATTTCAGCGCAGCCCGGGCGGCGGCGGCGGCAAGCCGGGGCGCGAATATCCAGGCATGGTGGCCGCGCCCATTATTTTCGAGCCGATGGACCGCATGTTCCGGTCGGGCGGCGCGGAGATCTGGATCGGCGTTTGCGGGCAGACAGACAACTGGGGCGGCTGCCAGGTGTTTCTCTCGACCGACGGAACCGACTACGCGCCGATCGGCATCATTGAGGAACCGGCGCGCATGGGCACGCTGCTGAGCGGCGTGGGTGCGGTCGCCGATCCCGATACCACAACAACCTTCAATGTCGTCCTCGATGACTTTGCCCCTCCGCTTGTCTCCGCGAGCTCGGCCGCGGCGGACGGGTGGCAGACGCTGAGCTACCTCGACGGCGAGCTGATCGCCTACTCGACCATGACGCTGGTGTCTGGAGGTGGAGGCGGAGGTTCAGGTGCTCCTACTATTCCAGGTGGGGCAGTTAATTCTGGCATCCTCGATAACGCTACGACGCCGGGCACCTGGCTGGGAGTCCACGATACCGGGACTCCTGGGACGAGCACGGGAACATCGGCTTACATCTCACCAACGGTGGGCCGGAATTTCAATTTCACTTACACCGGCAATGGCGGTGAGCGATACTCGCTTTTCTTCGCATCCGACACCACGTCGCAGAATTTCTGCTACGACTTGGAAGTCGCGTTCACCGATCCAACTCAAGTTTTGAATATGGAGTTGGATATGAACCAAGTGATGGCAGACGGCCGCACAGTGGTATTCGACTGCCAGTGCGCGAGTGGTTCTGGTAGCTGGGAGTACAACAACTGGCACGCTTCGACGATCCTCGGCAATCCGCAGACATGGGGAATCAGCACCTACCACCACATTCGCATCTTCTGGCACCGGGACGTGACCGGAAACATTACCACCTGGGACGGAGTTGAGTTCGATGGTGTATATACCGCATTCGGCGTTTCTCCAGCAAACACCGCTGCAAGTCTTGGATGGGCAGTAGCTCGACTGGTCATCAACTTTCAGATAGAAGGCACGAGCAGCGGGAGCGGGACCGTTGATGCCTACGGAAGAAACATTCAGGTCTGGCGTTGGTAGCCTAAGGAGAACGTTATGACGATAAGCGCGCTGTCCGGCTACACGCGGCGCGGGGTCTTCGCCTCGCCCATCGCAGCCCATGGAGCCGGCGCGCAGTTTTTGCGTCTCGATGATGCCGTGTTCTCGTATCCCTTCGACCCATCGTTGGTGGGCAAGACACTGCACTTCAAGTTCTGCTCATTCAACCTGGTCGGCCAGATGCAGGAAGCGCTGTCGGACGTGACCGACTATACATTCCTGCTCACCGGCAAGTTTGGCAATTCGGGGAAAAGCATTTTCTCAAACATGGTGCTTGACTCTGTTGTCCACGCCGGCGGAGCAACGGCCGACATCCAGATTTACCAGACCGGGAATCCAGTCGGCACGGCTGGAACCTTTACGCGCGGGGACGGAACGACTTTGGTAGCTCCGGCGGCCACGCTGACCGGGGAAGCCTTTCAGACCACCTACTACGTGGCCTTCGACCCGACCATTAGCCAGTATGTGGCGTTCACCAATTTCATCACGTACCAGCTCTACCTCTCCTATGGATGGATTGGATCCGGCATCGTGACTACCTGCGATTCAAGCGGGAACGGTGGAACGACGGGCGGCGGCGGAACGAGCGGCAGAGGCATCCTTATCACGCTATCGCCAAGTGGCGGAACGACGACTACTGGGGGAAACGTCAGCGTGACCGCGACCGTCACTGGTTCATCGATTACGGGCGTGACGTGGAGCCTTGCGACTGGATCAGTGGCAGGCTGCAGTGTAAGCGGTTCGGGCAACACAGGAACCTTCACGGCGGCGGTAACAACTCATGGCGGGGGAGCCATCATGGCGACGAGCGTCGCCGACTCGAGCGTCTCGGCAGCGGCCGGCTTTAGCTGGTAGAACCACCAACCAAAACAAGGGGAGATAGATTATGCGGAAGCTATTGCTGCTGCTGAGCCTCGCTGCGCCTGCGTGCGTACTGGCACAGTCCAACTACCTGACCATCACGACGACCAACACCAATGAGATCTCGGATGCAGGCGGGGACGGCATCAAGGGTAAGTACTGCGCCTATGCGACCGACGCCACCGACAGCCCGATCGCATTCTCGGTGGGCGGAGCATTCCAGGCCGTCAAGTCGACGAAGTGTGTGAATGTCGTCGCCGGTCAGTTCGCATCGACATTCAAGCTCGCGAACCCTGCGCTGACTACGCCCTTGAATATCCGCTACCACGTCACCATCACCAACACCGCGACGGGACAGGTCACGCAGTACCCTGGGGTCTCGATTGTGACCGCAGGCTCATCGTGGGACTGGTCGAGCTGGAACCCGGCCACCGGTGTCTCGAGCATTCCGGTGAACATGATCCCCGGCGCCATAGGCCCAACCGGCCCAACCGGCCCGACAGGCCCAACCGGCCCTATTGGCAGCGGGTCGCTTCCGGCGGGGGTTACCGTGACCGGCTCTGGCGTATCCCAGGCGGTGGGTTTCCCAGGCATCGTCGCGGCTGGCGCTACGAACCCCATCATCATCGGCGGGGCAACCGGACCATGTACAGATCTATACGTTAAGGGGGACGGTACCGGGTGCGGACCGGGCGGCGTGTCTGGGTTACTTGCTTCCGGCGTTATTCTCAATCAAACATCTTGGTCTTCCTTGTCTGGTTACATAAACCACGGCGTCAGTCCGACGCCTACGACTTCGGGTGGGACACTCAACTTTGCCGGAACTGCAACGTCTGGGTTTGCGAGCAGCTTGGATTACAACTACTACACGACGCTCGCAAATTGGACAGTCTCCGCGACCATGACAGCCCCGACAGCGGGAAGCACAACCTATGGTCTGGGCTTTGGCGTTCGCAGCACCGAAACGTCTGGGACTTATTACAATGCGGTGTGTCAAATGGGCATGAACACTGGCTCAACGGGGCTGGTAGTTGTGTGGGGTGGAGGGGCAACGGGAACGCTGCTGGCACAATCGCCCAGTAATCTAGCTTATTCCGCAGGCGATCAAATATTTGTAACCGCCAACAGAAACTTTGACACGCTTACCTGTACCGCCAGCGACCTAACGACACACAGTGCGGCAGTCTCAGCGTCGTATCAGTTTCAAGTTTCGGACCCGCAGACGGTCAATATGCCCAACCTTGGACGGTTCGCCGTGTTCGATTTTGGGGGCAGTATAGCTGTCTCGTCCCTAAGTATTTCGAGCGCAATCCCGATTGGCACCGACGTGGCTTTTGTGGGGGATTCAAAAACAGTGGGTTACTATGCAGGAACGTATGCGCAAGCGTTCTCGGTGCTGGCACAGACAAATGCGAGGGCCATCACTCTGGCCGGTGGATCAGATGCGACCGGCGACGTACTCCTCGAAATCCCTGAAATCATCGCGTTGAAGCCTAAAGCCGTGGTGCTGAACATCGGTCGGAACGATTTGTGCGCTTACTCAATCTCGCTCGGAACGGTTGAGACGAACTACGCCAGCATTGTTTCTCAACTAACAACAGCCGGGATCACCGTGTATCACCTGCTGCCAATATTTGAAGGCTCGCCCAGCACCTGTCAGGCAACGCAAGCGCCGTTGGCTACGTGGATCAGCGCCACCTATCCAAGTGGGAACATTTTCACCGCGCCGCTCTCGTCGTATGCCGTCAGCACCGTACTCGGCGCTGACGGCATACACCCAAATGCATTCGGCAATTCGCTCATCTACAACGCATGGCTCACTTTCTGGAGCGCCAAACCGCAAGTAAGCGCGTACAGGTATTACATTCCCCCCTACGTTCCTACCGTGGCAGCGGCGGTGACAACGGTGGTCTACGACGATTTCACTCGAACGAATGCAAATCTGACCACACCGTGGACGCAAGTCCCGACCATTCCGCAACCTCTCAGCATAAACACCAATTTAGTGACGTGCGCGACCGTGGGGACAACGGGTTGCTATATGTACTACGCGACCGCCCTGAGTAGTGACAATCTGAGGATTCAAATTCCGATAGTCACGCTACCGGCGTCGGCGGGATCGGTCGCGGTTCTAAGCCGAGTGAGTCCATCCGTTGAAACAATGTATGCGTGCTTCTATGTTCAAGGGACCGGAGTACAGCTTTTCAAATTCATATCCGGCACGCCAACGCAGATTGGATCAACAGTTGCTTATACCGCATCCGCCGGGGATGTGCTCAGCATGACCACAGTGGGAACAATCCAGACGTGCTATGTGAACGGAGCGCCGAAGATTCAAAAAGTTGATACTGCAATTCCTTCCGGCAGATACGTCGGCATAGCGGGGGGCGATACAACGCTCCGAATCGGACCAATGTTTGGCGGAAATTACTAGGCACCCAAGTTGATGAGACTAGTCGCATGAAACGCACGAGTGAACGGGTTAGATGGGTTTAGGGGAGAGTATGGAACAACTGAAACGTCATATCGAAGCTGAATGTATCCCGTCACCGCCGCGAGGGCCAAAGATAGCCACCCGAGGATCTTACCAATCGCTGCAAGAGGCTTTCGGGTCCCACGTT